CATCAAATAATTCTGGCTTTAATCTACTTGCACGGTATGACCCATCAGGGCCAAGCATAGCCTTCAATAGTTTTCTATTAACCATACCATCTTCATTTCGCGTTACTAAAGCAAGAACACCCTTAAAGGTGTCGGTTGCTTTTTCTTGCGCTGAAACTGACTTACCTGCAACATTAGCAAATTCTTCTAATAATTTAGGATTCTTTTCCCAAAATTCAGTAAGAAGTTTTATTGCTAGTTGTGGATTGTTAACATTCCGAATAGCAATATCTGCTGCTTTGCCATCAATACTGTTATTAAAAACTTTACCTAGATTAATTTGCCAGCCATCAATGTATTTGCTACCTCTTGATATTTTGTCTAATTTATCTAGTACTACTTCTTCGTATCCACCATCTTGCCTGACAATCCGAACTGACCTGATAGATTTATCTATGCCTAAAATTTCTACAGCAGACTCTGTAGTTTTTGGTATCATACCATCTTGCATATAGTTAGCGCGAGCAACGCCAGTATTAAGGTCATCAATTAAATGTAATTTAGTTGGTAATACGCTAAGCATTGCTTCGATGGCTTCGTTGGTTTCTCCACCTAATGCTTTACTAATGTTATGTGTTTCTGCTCTAGCCTTTAATAAAGCCTTATGAAAAATCTTTTCTGTTGTATCAGGGCTAGGGTTAGCAGCCAAAGTTTTAATATCAGTTTCATCTAGAAAGTCGCTAAGGTTGCGATACAAAACACCATAAGTTAAACCTTGCTCTGACGTAAATCTACTAACTCCTTTAGCCTTTTTACCAGTTAAAGCAAAACTTGTTGCTGCTTTACCTGTACGTACTACTTTAGATAGACTACGACCAACAAAGAAATCTTTTAAACCAGTTGCAGGATGTATTAAACCATACATTGCAATTTCATCAATAGCAGAACGCAAACCTAAACGTGGGACAAGAACCGCCCAAGACCAAGCGTTAGTTAAAGTTTCTACAAGTTTACCATTTGCAGAACCACCAATAGCCTTCATCAAATAATTGCGTTTAGCCCCACGACCATATGCTACTTGCAACCACTTACCCATACTAGGAATACCAACTTCACCTGCAAGTTGATATGCAAATACAGCCTTGTCAATTCCTTCATTTGTTCCACTAGCCTTTAATAACTGACCAGACTTCATATATTCGCTAAGTGTTGTTTCATCAACAAATTTAGAAAGAGCCTTAAAGTTTTTATCTGTAACTTTAATACCAGATGAGTAGGCTTCTTGACCATCAATAACCACACGACCAATATTATCTACTAACTTCTTGCCGTCATCAAACAAATCTAAACCAAGGTTTTTGCCAATAGTCTTTGACAAACCTTCAATCATTTTAATTCGTTCGCCTTCGGTTGCTCGGTTCCATCTTTCAACTAAGATGCCTGAACTGTATTTATCTAACTCAGCAGCACGAGCAAGCGCATAAAGTTTACGGCTATCACGAATAGCAGCATTACCACGAACAGCAATAGTATTTTCTAGTAAAGCATTTTCTGTTAAGCGTATAATTCTTTCTTTCATAGAAGATTTAATTTTACGCTCAGCACCAACGCCTTCAGTAATAGCGTCTATTGCTATATTAAATTCTTTATCTGCTTCTGGGGCAGTTAAAGCACCACGAGATAAAGCAGATATTGCACCACCAGCAAGACGAACATTGCTATAAGAAGGAAGTAAACGTTCTGATTGTCCTGGTTTTCCAAGAACAATTTTATCTAGTTTTTCCCAACTATTAATATACTTAATAAATCCTTGATGTGTAAAATCATCAATTTCTTTAAGTGCTTTTGTTAATTCTGGAATAGCATCCGCTGCAATCTCAGGATATTTTCTAAGTATATTTGTTCTAGCAAGAGCAGATGCTGCTTCATCACCTGTAGAAATTGATTTTAAGTTGTCACCAATCTCATCAAATGCCGTACGCACTTTACCAGTGCTAAGCATATCTGCAAAAGTTTTTGATTTTGTACCAGGTAATACTCCAATTAAACCACGTGCATCTTTTGTAGTTGCTGGTACACCAAACTCTGTAGCATCTTGCAATGCAAACTTTAAAATACCTCTGCGAGCACCTTGAATTGCTTTAGCCCAAGGAGCAACATAAGTAAGTGGGTCAAATGCAACTTGGCTTGCTAAGTCTAAAGAGCCAGAGAAAAAATTAAATGCTTTACGATTAGCACCAAACTCACCTGGGTCAATATCAAAAATACGATAGAATGCTTCACGACCTAGACTAATCTTAGATGTATCTACATCTCTTAGTGCTTCAGAAATCTCTTGGTCACCAGCAAGTAGTCGTTGAATAATATCTAACTCAGCATCAGTCTTAGCATTTGCTACAACTTCACCAAGAGTTCTATCAGTAGATAATTCATACGCAACTTTAAATACTTCAGGCGAATAGTATTTGCGTACTTTGTCTAAGCGGTCTTCATCAAATAACTTATCGCCATCCCAGGCTTCAGACCAACTTTTACCTGAAATAAATTTACGTGATGGAAGAGTGATTAAACTACTAAAACCTTCTAGTAAGTTTATACCACCGCTAAAAACATCTTTAACAGCATAAGCAGCATTCTTTAAGAAACCTGACTTTTCAGGTGAAATATATTCTGAATCCCCAAATGTATTTTTAATTTGCTCTTGTAAGTTTTTGTCAAGTTTTTCAAACTCACGGCGAGCACTATATACAGGAATATTAGATAGTTCTCTATGCTTACGCAAAATAAACATAGAGTCTGCTGCTGATTCTAATTCGTCAGGTGTTAAGTCTGATGTAATTGCAGCCGAAGCAATCGGCGTTGACATATACTTTAATGATGAGAATACATCAGACACTATAAACCTCGTGACAAGAAAAAGTTGTAAAGGGCTTCAGCCTCACCTGTAGTATCACTAATAGCAATTTTACGAAAAACATCACTAGGACGTGTATTAGTTTCCATATCTGGTAAAGCCAAAACTTCTGGACCAGGGCCAGGACCAAAGGACATACCTGCTGTAAGCGGTTCGTCTGGTCTTTCGGTTGGTGCAAGTAATGGAGTTATTGGAGCCATAGTACGAGAACGTTCGCCAGCCATTAATGCGCCTTGTTGTAATCCACGTAACTCTGATGCTTCACCATAAGCACCACCAGTCATTTCTTTAGGTCCTTGGAAGGTACCAGCGTTACGACCACTCTGACCATTGCCACCTAGTGGACGAATGATGTTAGGGTTATTCTGTGGTGCAGTTGGCCTGTATCCGCCTCTACGCTCTGCCATTTATAACCTTTCTGAAAACTCAATTTGAATTGGTCCACCGCTATTAATATCTAATTCTATTGCTATCTTAATTGCTTGAACAATATCTGCTCCTGCTTCTATCGCACCTAGTGCGTATGCAGAACCAGAGCCAATGCCGTATAAGCCATTGTAACTTTTTAGCAATGTAAAATCATTTGTTATGTGAAACACTTGGCCGCTTGATACCATCAATAAATCAAAGCCATCATCTTTAGGTTGCTGAGTATATTCATTCTCAGATAAGATTTTACGAAGGCTTTTGATGACTGTAGTAGAAACAAAAGTGTGTAAGTTTTTATTGCCTCTAGGTGCAGGTGGCTTCCAAACATTAGTGATAATGTCACAAGCCCTAGCATCACCAGATGCTGCAAGTAACCAACTACCAGACTTAGTAATTTTTTTTACATCTGGATGGTAATACGGTCTATCTCCATAGGTAGTGTAAGACTCTGCTGCTATTGTTGCACCAGTACTTTGCTGTAATGCAACAATGGTAGTCATCTTATGCTCCTAGTTGTGAGAGGATTGCTCCTAGGTCTGGAGGTGGGGCACCAGGGGGAGTTCCTTGGGGAGAAGCCATACCTGGTTCCTGCATACCCTCCTCAACCCCTGGTGCAGTCTGCATCTCAGGAGCGATTTGTTCTGGTTCTGGTTTCTCAAAGACATCCATAACAGCATCTTCAATTGCTGAACCTTTGCGCCGTGCATCAATTACACGAGCAATCTTCTCAACCATTTCAGATGGGTCTTGTCCTTGCGAAGCCATAGCAGGAATTGCCTGAGCCAACGCTGCAATAGATGCGTTTAGAGAATCGCGCATCTTTTCAATGTCAATGCGTTCTTGCTCCATTGATACATTCATTGACCAAGGAAGTTCACGCATAACAAAGTCTCTTGAGATTAGATTTGCACCTAATGCTTGTAGGGAGAAGATTAAAGCACGTGAAGGGTCTAGACCTGACATTAACCCATAACGTACTTCAACGCTATAGTCACCTTTAATGTCTTTGGTTGGGATATAACTAATTTCGTATGGTGCACCTTGGAACGTACCTTTGACATTCTTTTTAAAGTCAAATAGTTTTTCATCAGTGCGGAAGCAAAGGCTAATAACTTCTTCAAATAAATCGGTAAGGATTGTTTGTGCAGTTTTAATTTGTGTATCAAAGCCACCAAGCAATGCTTGGACACCTTGACCAGTAATTACACTAGCATCAATGTTACCTGTACGACCTTCTGGGAATCGTGAACCCAAGCGTAGTTCTTGAGCAAGTAGTGACTGCTCAGTAAATGCACCAGTTGGTAAATCTAAACCAACACGGCGAATCTGTTGTGGGTTACGGGAGCGAATAATTGCATCAGGTCCAAATGCAAATTCGTCAACGTCATCTGGTAATGCAAGTGGTGCTTGTACAGACTTCTCTACTGCTTCCATTGCTAGAAGGGAGAAGCGAGCACGGGCTAGTTGCACCCAAATTACATCGTCAAATTGTCCACGTGCTTCATCATCAATACCTGGACGAGTCGCCACCCGCACCATAAGTTCACCCGTTGGGTTATCGGTAGTGCGTAGTACAAGGTTATTTCGTTCTGGTATAAACAAGACGTGAACGTCTTTATCTTGATAGTGTACAAGTTCTACTGGTTTGCCATAGTCGGCAGTCTCGCGTGTTGCTGAGCGACCTATCAACTGTGATTCAAACTCAGGAAACTCTGCAACGAGTTCACCTAGAGACTTGATGTATCTTTTAGTGTATGAGACGCATCTCTTGTAGCGGTCAAACTCTGGGTAAGCACCCAATGGGTTTTCTACACGAATACGAGGCATACCAGCCTGTTCATCAGGCTCTACCACTATGGGTAGAAACCCATAGGATAAATACCAGTCTGCACCCTGATACATCTGGGTTTGCAGTCTGGAAAAATTAACATAGTTATTTGCAATCAAGGTACGCTTGTCTGCAAACTTCTTTGCGTTGTCTGAGGTTACATTGACCACAGAACAGTTAAAAGATGGGAGGGGTGCAATTACCTCTGCGATATCACGTGCTGCGATATCAACAAAGTTGGCAACCATTGGCTTACTAAAGCCCTCTGGAAACATATCTGGGAACACGCCAGCCATATTTCCTTGGCGTACTGCAAGCACATCGCCCATACGTGAATCACGTGCAACATAACGCCGTTTCAGGCCGTCTACCTTGTACGCTATTTGCTCAATCGTTAATGCCATTGTAATCCTTTATACGTATGTGATGTATTGTTCGGTTGCCAACTCTGTTAAAG